TCATAACCAATAAAATATTATGGCAGTTCCAACAGCAGTTGGTGAGTACGGTTCCTGTCAAGGAACAGAGACCCGTATCTCTCCATCAGATACTAGTGGATCAGGTAGCGCATCAGGCGTTGCTTCGACCACTAAAAACTTACGTCTAGCATATGCCACCGTTGGAAGTGGTGGTGTGCTTGATACATGTGCAGTTGTCGCAGGACAATACACATAAACAATAGGGGGAGTTCCGGCTCCCCTTTTTTTATTAATAATTCTTAACTATGACTACCACAACCGTTGATATCGATACCGAACTATCCGCAGTCAATGCGATCCTGGGTAGCATAGGTCAATCGCCAGTATCAGGTTTAGATTTTGCTAACCCTGAGATATCGTTTATATATAATATACTTAAAGAATGTAACCAAGATGTACAGAGTGAAGGATGGACATTTAATATTGAATACCATATAAAAGAAACTGTAAATGATTCTGACAATAAAGTTGTTATTGAATCAAATGTTACCCGTATAGATATGGAAGATTCATGGGATAGAACCCGTGATTTTGTACGACGAAAGGATACCAGTGATGGTATATGGAAATTATATGATAGAGTAAACCATACATTTGAATTCCCAGATGATGATTACTTTTATGTAAACAAAGTAAGACTACTTAATTTTGAAGATATACCAGCACCATTCCAAAGGTATATTATATACAAAGCTTCTGGTAGAGCTGCTGTACAGTTGGTATCTAATGCAGCATTGCAGAAGATGTTATCAACATATGAGATGCAAGCACGTGCTGCATGTATGGAGTATGAATGTAACCAAGGCGATCATAACTTTATGGGCTGGCCTGATGAGTCTGCTTATCAATCCTACAAACCTTATCAAGCACTGAGACGATAATGGCAAGTGTAACACAAAAGGTTCCTAACTATGTTTTAGGAATATCACAACAACCAGATGAAAAGAAAGCCCCAGGACAAGTAGTAGATTTAGTGAATGGTTTTCCTGATGTTGTTAAACAATTAACTAAACGTCCTGGTAGTCATCTTATAAAAGATATATCTACAACAAGTAATCCATACGGAGATAGTGCAACCTATGCTGTTGATACAGGAGCAAATTCTAAATGGTTTAGTATTTACTCAACCGATGAGAAACAATATATCGGTCAATGTGCTGCAGATGGTGATGTTAAAATATGGAGATGTAGTGATGGTGCTTCGATACCCGTCGATTATGCTAATGTTCCTGGAACACTTAAAGCTACTTACCTAGACAACACTGCATTATCAGATGAGAAGTCTTCTGATATACAGGTACTAACAATTAATGAAACTACCTTCTTTGTTAATAGACGTAAGAATACTGCAATACTATCTACTCCAAGTAAGCAATCACCTACTGCACTAAATGAAGCTTTTATAGAATTAGATACTATATCTTACGGTAAGCAGTATGCATTAGATATATATGATCCAACAGATAATACAACTTATTCATATACACGTGCTACAAGTATAGTCGTTGATGATGCATGTACTTTTGGTGGAACCACATCTGGTTCAGGAGAACCTGGCGATGGGTCTTGTCATGGTATGGGTAGAGAAACTGTTAACGCATCTTCTGGTACAGCTATAGGATCTACCTCACCTCCTAATGCAAGTTCAGGTGGTAAGACTAATCTTAGATATGAGATAGACACACGTTGTACACCTCAACCTAGGAATACCGATGGCGATGTAGATGGTGATGATTACTATGATGCTTATGCACCATTCTGTACATTACAATTCGGTGGAGAAGGATGGACAACTAATGATACGCATGCCTATACTTCACAGAAAGGTGTCGTAACAACAATTACTGTTAAAAGCCATTCAACCATAACATCTAGAGCTAATATAGCACTGATAAGACCAGCTCCTACATCTTCAAATAATGAAGAGCATGTATCAGCAGCTGGTATTTTAGGTGATCTTAAGGCTAGTATAGATGCCATCTCTGGTCATGGTATAACAGCTACTATTGTAGGTAATGGTATCCATTTATATAGAGCTACCCCTTTTGGTGTAACTTCACCTGAAAGAAATTTAATAAATGTTATAACAAGTGAAGCTAATAATATAGCTGATTTACCACGTACAAACAGGCATGGTTATATTGTTCGTATTGTAAATAGTGGTGAGGATATGGATGATTACTACCTACGCTTCCAAGCTGAAGGTATTGCTGCGGATATATCTAAGAGTGCTACATATGCTAGATCTGGTACTACAGTAACAGTAACATCTGCAGCTCATGGATTAGCGAATGGAGATACAGTCTTTATAGATTTTACTAGCGGAGGCGCAGGTGATGGACATTACACAGTATCTAGTTCAGCAACTAATACATTTGTTCTAGCAAGTAACTCATCATCAGGAACTATATCTGCAGGTGAGGCTTGTACATACACACCAGCTCGATTCGGTGAAGGTGTATGGGAAGAAGTTGCAGCTCCTGGTATTAATGTAGAGTTAGATGATGATACTATGCCACTACAGCTGAAGTTTGTAGCCGCTGGTACATATGCTATCAATGGAGGATCCAGTCGAACCTACTCAAATGGTGTCTTCCAATTCTCTTATCCAGATTGGGGTCAGCGTGATGTTGGTGATGATATAACTAACTCAGCTCCTTCCTTTGTAGGTTATCCTATTCAGAAGATGATGTTCTTCCGAAATAGAATAGCAATGCTTAGTGCAGAGAATGTCATTCTATCTAGAACTAATGATTACCTTAATTTCTGGGTTAAAACTGCTATGGCTATTTCCAATGCAGACCCTATTGATTTACAGTCGAGTTCTACGTTCCCGACTAAGCTCTATGATGCAGTCGAAGCACCGGCAGGGTTAGTCCTGTTCAGTGCAAATGAACAGTTTCTTTTAAGTTCAGGTGCAGAAGCTTTGCTTACTCCTGAAACAGCAAAAGTTTCTTATTTATCATCTTATGCATTCAACCCTGATACTATACCATTCTCGTTAGGCACTACTATTGGATTCATAAATAGTACTGCTAAGAATGGTAGGTTCTATGAAATGGCTAATGTCAACTCTAGGGATGAGCCTACAGTAATAGAGCAAAGTAAAGTTATAGGTAAACTTTTTCCAGCAAACACTACATTAGCGACAGCATCAACTGAAAATGATTTGATGTTATTCGGTATAGACAGTACATTGCATACAGCTTCAAATGAAGTATGGGGATATAAGTGGTATGAATCTCAAAACAAGCGTGTCCAGAATGCATGGTTTAGATGGACCTTGCCTAATAATATAATATATCATACTATACTTGATGACGTATATTACTGTGTACTAAATACAGGTAGTACATATACTTTCGAAAAATTTGACATAAAATTATCTGATGGTTCTTTACTTATCGGTGATGACCCTGACGTTAATAGGGTATTTTTAGATACCAAGAAGACTATTGCGACAGGTGATATAACATATAACAGTTCAACTGATGTATCTACATTCACTCTAGGTGCAGGGTATTATAGCTCACGTACTTTAACAGCTTACTGTACAACAGACAGTGATGCTAGAGGTAAAACTTATGATATACCTTCAGCTAAAATTACTGGATCTCATCCAAACAAATCAGTAGAATTACCTGGTAATTGGAAGACTTCTACAAAAGATGGCAGTGGAGTTAATACAGATTTAGTCATTGGATATGAGTATGAGTTTGAAGTTGAACTACCTAAGCTTTATGTAACTAGAGCTGAAGGTGATAAGATAAGATCTGAAACTCGTGGTTCTTTAGTTATCCATAGAATGAACTTTGACTTCGGAGATGTAGGCGTTATAGATGTCACACTGAAGAGAAGAGGTAGAGATGACTATACCTATACAGTTGAATCGCTAGAATGGGATAATATACTATCTAGTACCCCAGCGATAGCTACTGGATATGTGCATACAATACCTGTATATGATAGAAATGTAAACTTAAGCGTACTTATTAAATCAAATCACCCCTCTCCTGCTACCATTCATTCAATGAATTGGGAAGGAGATTATTCACCAAGATACTATAAACGTGTCTAATCATATTTACCCAATGACAATGGA